GGGCGTTTCTTCGCTTGCTTATTCTTGGTCATATTCTTGCTTGTTTTCGTCATATTTTTAAGTCCAATTTCTTGGACCCCGCTACGCTCACATAGGCGGGAGCGCTCCCCCGAGGACGGCCAAACGTCCTTGTTGCCTCAAGATGCTCTGTTATAGATAATCTTGGCGCATCAGAGCAGCCATCACTGGATGACTAAGGACCCAAGGCAGGGACTCTATAGCCCTGATCTTAGCGTCACACTCTAACACGTCTGCCACAGCGATGTGGTATCGCCTGGAAATCTGCAAATAGATCTCTTCCACATCCATACCATCTATGTATGCTGAAGTTTTCTGCTTGTAGACACCGTGTTCAAAAACAGCTCCTACATAGGAGCCCACATTGTCAACTTTCTCCACGGTTCCTAACCTATCGAACACGCTTAAAAGCGCACCGAAGATCGGGTATTCCCGCGGTATTTGTTGCCACGACTTAGCAGTAATGCCAATCATGGTCTTGAACGCGTCTAACGGCTCAAGGTGCATCTTCCTCAGAGTATAGAGGGGATCCACACCAAATTTTGCCGCCTTAAGAGCCGCACTGGGGAGATTGATCCAGCGCGGCCCGTCCATGGTGGGAACCCACCACCCTTTAAGGAAATCGCATTCCCAAAGCGAGGCTCGATGGCTGAGTTTCTGGACAAAACCCAATTCCGAGCCAGCTCTAGCAAATGCATCCTCAGCAGACAACCCGTGGGTTAGGTGTAAGTGGAATACATACAAGTGAAACCCTATATTGTCGATACAATTGACAATAGTGGTTAGGACAATGCCGGTGGGGAAGAAATGTTTTACTGCTCCCCTGAACGTATACCCGTGTGACTCTGCCAGATAGCAGAAACTGGTATTCGTAACCAACGTGTCCAAAGCCTCGCGAGGCATCCCCATAATGGCGCATGAATAATGGGAGAACTGTATGCTGGAAGCCGAACGGCTCCCATCAAACTTCGTGAAATCGTTACAATACCACGACTCCCCCCACTTCACTATGCAGTCATCCCCGGCCACCGCCACGGCATATTCCACATCCATCATGAGACGCATCATCTCATCGAGCTCAACACTTGTGCGGCCTGCTGCGTAAAAGAACCAGACCGCCTTACCCCCTATGCGCACACAGCGCTTCCACACCTCAGCCTTCAACAGTTTGGACAAACCGTTTGCCGAGGCGACGAGTTTCGCCTGCTCCACAACCCCCAGTGAAACCACAGTGCGTGGATTCGGTTTTGCCAAGGTCTCATCCCCTTTGACAAACAACTTCTGAGAGTTGGGGTAGTGATCCCCCTCTTGGCGGAGGCGAAGGCCCTCAAGGACCCGCGCCCGCGTTGCGGTGTTTGTGTTTTCAAGAAACTCCGTGACCGAGAGGCGCAGCTCATGACCAGTGGGAAATACACCATATATCTCCGCCAACCTAGCCACATCTTGCCAACGCGGAAAATCCTGGATTTCCACGTCTTCCTCTCCCATAAAAGTATGGGGACGCTTGTGAACCCTGTTGACTAGGGCCGCAAGCGTCGATCTTGGAGTCTTGTGCACAGGCGCGGTGATAGATGACCATACCACCACAGCGAAGTATTTGTTCGGCACCGATTCTTCCGGCAACCGATCCCACAAATCCTGTACCTGGGCAATGCTGTTCACCTTCCACGTGCGGCCTTCGTGGGTCACCTTAATGGCACCCACGAAACCACACGGGTATTCAGCTTCACCCGGTACAGGGGGCTCTCGAGTGGCCAACTGATTGGACCCAAGCGGTATAGGCCCATCTGTTAACTCCTCGGTTCTATCCTCACACGGGACCCAAGGCCCCGCGGAGTGAACGTCCCAATTTCCCTGCACACCACGCGCCGGCGGGGCCACCTTCTTCGTGACGTAGAGGTAATTCTTCCCCACGTGCAGCAAAGTGACCACACACCGCATTCGCGTGCTCCCTAACATTCCGCCTGCATAAATGGTATGCGCGACGAACGGGGCGATGACCGCCCCCCAACCACCCCCCCTGGCCAGTTCACGGCCTGCTTCTACAGCAGCTACCGCAATCCCGGCCTCGGGGCACAGGGCGTACACCGACTGCTCCACGACAGCCGATAAAATCGGCCACCGCTTGAATAGAGCAGAGGGATACGACCGCAACGCGCGTTCCAACACGCTCAGCCCTGCCCTTGACCAGGACCTGACTGAACGGTAACGCCTCACCAAGCCCGGCAGCGTGCTAAGCACAATTGACGCTGCCGTAAGTAACGTGAGCACTACTGTCCGCGTAGTTCGAAAGAAAGACGGGGCAGGAGGAGGATTTTGTTGCCTCGACTGCCGTATCATCATTTCACTCTCCGCCTGGTTTGCCCTAAGGTTAAAGTTCACCTCAGCGCGAAGCGCTTGCGAGTATAAGACGTAATCATAGGTGCCAAGGGCTACAGCATCCATCTGCTGCCCCATCCCATGCTCGAGAAACCCCTTGTAATATGGGGCCTTCCTGAGAGCGGCATCTACATTGACTCTGACTTCCGTGGTGACCCCCCCGTTTAGGGGCCTGTTATGGAAATCTTTCAACATAGTGCTCGCTATCGCCAAATCCACCGGGACTTGGCGCCGCGACGTAATCAGCGGCATCATATACTTGGCCAAGCGTGGCCCCAGCGTAGTCTCAACGAGCATGGTTAGTCTTCTGTTGACCTTATCGACCACCACCTCGCGTTTCGCTACCAAAGGAGGAGTAACCAGCTGTGGCGCTGTCACCCCCTCCCTCACCCCCGTTTTATCAAGAGATAACCTAAAAACGGTAAAAGGCCCCACCGCGCCCACGAAGATCTTCGAAAAACCTTCGGGCGCGGGCCCAAACAGCCACTCTGACGTGGCATGTGGAGGGTAATACGAGCTGCCTGCGACGTCAGGCTGGCAGTGCACCAGCCCATCCGTTCCTTGCACCCAGACTTGACTGTCTGGGAAAGGATCAGCTCCTAGGGCACCATGGAAACGCCGCGTGATAAAATAAACGGCATTATCCCTGGTGGAAGACGCAACTTTGCGAATCAAGGGCAAGTTCACCGCTTCCGCGGCGTACACGTCCTCAAACAAAGCTACATCAGCTAAGATTGATTGGCCCAGGTTCTCTAAGACGTTTTGGC